GAAACTGTTTCTGTATTAGAATCTATTATGAATGAATTGAAACAAAGAACTTGGCAACTTAGAGATTTTATCTCTTGGGAAAAATTCATTGGCGGACAGTAATGCATCACAAACGGAAGAAACCTAAAAACTCTCGGTCAGGTTGCCTTATGTGTAAGGCAAATAAAATAAATGGGTGGTCTAAACACACACAAATGGGTCATTGTGGTTGGGCTAAAATCCGTGATTATATACATTCACAAAAAGATTTAAAAGATGACCTGTGATATTGTAATTAGTAAAAAAGATGAGGTATATGTAAAAATTACTTGTGAAAAATCGGTAGCAAGAGAGTTATCGGAGTTTTTCACATTCTTTGTTCCTGGTTATCAGTTTGTTCCTGCATACCGCAACAGAATATGGGACGGGAAAATCCGTCTATATAATCTCCAAACATCTTTACTATATCGTGGTCTTTTAAATTACATTGAACAATTCTGTGAATCGAGAGGATACACATTTGAGTATGAAGATGGTGTGGATGTAGAAGATGAATTTAGTTTATATCATGCCAAAAAGTTTTGTGATTCTTTAAACATACACATTAATGGTGTAAAAGAAGAAGAAAATGAACACCAATTAAATGCCTTTGTTCACGGCATGCAAGCAAGGAGAATGTTATTAGTTTCTCCAACCTCCTCTGGTAAATCTCTCATCGCCTATCTTTTCTTTAGGCAATTACACCAATATCAAAATCTTAAAGGTCTGGTGATTGTACCAACCACTTCTTTGGTTGAACAATTGGCTTCAGACTTTAGTAATTACAATAATGCTCCCATGGATGAATATATACATAAAATATATCAAGGTAAAGAAAAAGAATCCGATAAACCTTTAATCATTTCCACATGGCAATCTCTTTATAAGATGCCAAAAGAATACTTTGAACAATTTGATTATATCATTGGTGATGAAGCACATAATTTTAAAGCACAATCTTTAACTTCCATTTTAACCTCTTGTGTTAATGCCAAGTATCGTATTGGTATGACAGGTACTTTAGACGGTACCAAAACACACAAACTGGTATTAGAAGGTCTTTTCGGTCAAGCCAAACAATTTATCACAACCAAAGAGTTAATAGATAAAGGTGTTGTGGCAGACTTTGAAATTAAGTGTTTAATATTAAAACATCCTGATGACATTTGTTTGAAACATAAAGATTTGACTTACCAAGACGAGATACAATATCTCATTTCAAACACGGAACGCAACAAGTTCATCAAAAACCTTGCAATAAGTTTAGGTAAAAATACCTTAGTTTTGTATCAAATGGTTGAAAAGCATGGAGAGATCCTGTATAATATGATAAAGGACACAAAGAACCTTGGCAATAGAAAAGTTTTCTTTGTGCATGGCGGTACAGATACTTCTGACCGTGAAGAAATTAGAAAAATTATGGAGATAGAAAATGACGCTATTGTTGTGGCTTCTTACGGTACCTTTTCTACTGGTATTAGCATTAGGAATTTACATAACATTATATTTGCGAGCCCATCAAAAAGCAGAATACGAAACCTGCAAAGCATTGGAAGAGGCTTACGACAGAGTGAAGGAAAAACAAAAGCAGTCCTCTACGACATAGCAGATGATATGCGTTATAAAAAACATATGAACTATACCTTAAAACATTTCGTGGAAAGAACTAAGATATATAATGAGGAGAAGTTCCCATTCAAAATCTATAAGATAGGACTAAAAGATGGAAAATAATATTAAAATAGTTCGATTAAAGAATGGTGAAGATATTATCGGTAATTTGGCAATTTCAAATAATGATATTAATATTGCAGAACCAATGTTGGTATCATTGGAACATGGACACACCAATCGTTTAATTATGTCACATTGGTTGCCTGTTCAAATTATTAAAAAGAATGAAACAACAATCCACATGGAAGATGTTTTAACATTGATTGAACCTAATGATGACCTCGTGGAGTATTACTCAACTACTGTATCTAAAATTGCTGAATTATTAAAAGCAAAAGATGTTGTTGATGAAATGGAAGATGAACAGATTGAGGATATATTAGAAGCTATGGCTGATTCAGTAGGAAAGGTAATTCATTAATACTTAACTTTATAGGCAACACCGAGAATATACACTCTGTCAAGCCGTTTGTCAACAAATTTTAATGGTATATTTTATTATGGCTAAACAAAAACATTATATTAATAACGAAGATTTTCTCAAGGCTCTTGTAGAATACAAGGCTGCCTGTGCATCCGCAAAGAAAAATAACAAAGCATTACCACCAATACCAAATTACATTGGAGAGTGCTTCATGAAGATTGCGGAGGGATTATCTCATAAGCCAAACTTTATAAACTATACTTATCGTGAAGAAATGATGTCCGATGGTATTGAGAACTGTTTACAGTATTTTGATAACTTTGACCCCACCAAATCTTCCAATCCTTTTGCCTACTTTACACAGATTATCTATTTTGCCTTTCTACGAAGAATTGGTAAAGAAAAGAAACAACTATATGTTAAGTATAAAGCCACAGAACAAATTGGTATTTTAGATGAATTTGAAATGTTGGAGTTTGAGGATGGTTCTTCCAGACAGTTCGAACTCTATGATAATATTGCCGAATTTATTGAAACATATGAAGATACAAAAAAGGCAAAGAAAGATGCAAATACGGCAAAGAAGTCTAAAGGGCTTGAAAAGTTCTTAGGAGAATGATATAATGTATAAAGTATCTTATTATATAAACACATCGGCAGTTCGTTTTAAATCGTTTGAAACACTACATGAGGCAACATTATTTGCCAATAAACAACCGATAGATTCTATCATCGAAATTAAATACTATGAAAATAGCGATAATAACCGACCAGCATTTTGGAGCTAGAAACGATTCATTACATTTCTTAGATTACTATGAGAAATTTTACAATGAAACATTTTTTCCTAAACTAGAGGAAGAAGGCATTGATACTGTATTAATTCTCGGTGATACATTTGACCGTAGAAAATATGTGAACTTCTACACTTACAAGCGTGCCAGAGAAATGTTCTTTGATAAACTGGCTAATCGTGGTATTTCGGTTTATATGTTGGCGGGTAACCATGATACTTATTTTAAAAATACTAATGAAGTAAATTCGGTAAGATTATTATTACAAGAGTATACCAACATTAATGTAATCGATACACCACAAACAATCTGGTTGGATAACGAAAAACATCCAATCTGTATGATGCCTTGGATTTGTCCTGAAAATTATGACGATTCAACTTTTGTATTGTCTGATACAGATGCACAGATTTGTTGTGGCCATTTTGAAATTGCTGGTTTTGCCATGTATCGTGGTATGCCATCACAAGAAGGACTAAGCCGTGAACTTTTCCGTAAATTCGATTTCACTTTTAGCGGTCACTACCACCATCGGTCAAATGCTGACGGCATTTATTATCTTGGCAATCCTTATGAGCTTACTTGGCAGGATTACAACGATACTCGTGGTTTTCATTTATTTGACCTTGATAGTCGCACTCTTACATTCGTGCCAAATCCTAATGTAATGTTTCACAAAATCATCTATGATGATAAAGAAGAATCTATTACCGAAATCAATAATAAGGATTTAAGCAAGTATACCAATACTTATGTAAAAGTGGTTGTAATAAATAAAACCAACCCCTATCTGTTCGACAAGTTCATGGCAAACTTATATGGTGTCAATCCAATCGATATTACCATTGCCGAGGACTTTACAGACTTGACAGAAGGCGTAGAAGATGATATGGTTGACCAAGCAGAAGATACTCTAACCATATTAAACAAATATGTGGATTCTATCCAAGAGGATAGTTTAGATAATAAAAAATTAAAAGGCATATTACAAGAACTATATGTCGAAGCATTAAATTTAGAACAAGGATAACCAAATGAGTAAATTTTTCAGTTATGATATCATTCAAGTAGCAACAGAAATGGCTCATGGTGTAAAAGATGCTATTACTGAAATTCGTTTTTGGCATAAGATTACAGAAAACGGTATTTCCAAACAACGATTGTATGTTGCCCATGTAATCTATGGTGCAGGTGAAATGCCATTATCTTTAACAGAATATGTTGCTAAAGGTAAAAAGAAAAGTTTATTGACACCATATATTGAAAGAAGTTTAGGTATGGATCAGATTAAACACATGGAAAGACTATTAGAAGAAGATATGAACGGTAATCAAGAATCAACAAGAACATACACAGACATTTAATCATTCTATTATATAATGATAATTTTTGAAAAAGTAAGATGGAAAAACTTCCTCAGTACCGGCAATTATTTTACTGAGATTCAACTAACCAAATCTCCAAACACACTTATCATCGGTCATAATGGTGCTGGTAAATCCACCATTTTGGATGCTTTATGTTTCGGACTTTTTGGTAAACCTTTCCGTAAAATCAACAAACCACAATTACTCAATTCTATCAATCAAGCTGATTGTGTGGTTGAGATTGAGTTTTCTATTGGTAAAAAACAATATCGTGTTGTTCGTGGTATTAAACCAAATGTATTTGAAATTTATTTAAATGATGTATTGGTGAATCAAGATGCCAAGGCCAAAGACTATCAAGAACATCTAGAGAAGTTCATTCTCAAACTGAACTACAAATCATTTACACAAGTGGTTATTTTAGGTTCAGCTTCATTCGTCCCTTTCATGCAATTATCTCCTGCTG